CTCAAGGGGATCACGAAGGCGAAGCGCCGCGTGACGCTCTCCCTGGTCGGTCTCGGCATGATGGACGAGACCGAGGTCGCGACCATTCCGGGAGCCGAACGCATCGACCCGGCTCAGATGGAAGACGAAGCGCGGGTCGTCCCGCAGCGTCTCAAGACCGTCGCGCTGCCTGATGGTGGCAAGGGCAGCGTCGAGCACGACCCGACTCGCGAGGAGATCAAGAACGTGACCTCGGTGAGCAGGCAGAGCAACGAGCGCGGAGAGTGGTGGACCATCACCTTCGACGAGTTCGATGAGGACGGCAAGCCCGTCAAGTTCACTACGTTCAGCAGCACCGTGTCGACGAAGGCCACCGAGGCATACTCGAGCGACACGCCGGTCAGAGTCAAGACCGCCGAGCGGATCAGCAAGAAGACCGGGAAGAAGTACACCAACATCGACAGCCTCGAGATCGTGGGAGGTGCAGCGTGAACCTGTACGACATCGCGACCGACTACATCCAACTCCAGCAGCTTGTTGAGGAGATCGAGGGAAGCGGGGAGGAGATCGACTCCTCCCTGTCTTCCGCGTTCGAGGCGGCCAACGGAGACCTGAAGACCAAGACCGACGCAGTTCTCAAGATGGTCCGCAACTACGAGGCCCGGGCGGAGATGCTTGCAGCCGAGGCGAAGGTCTTCCAGAAGAAGGCAAGGAGCGCGGCCCTGGGTGCGGAGCGTCTCCGCAACATGCTCAAGAGAATCATGACCCTCCACAACCTCGAGAAGATCAGGACCGACAGGTTCACCGTCAGCTCGTGCAAGTCGAGCAGGCCGAAGGTCAGCTTCAACCTGGAGCGGATGCCGCCGCAGTACCTCAAGCAGGTGTACATCCTCGACCCGGAGCGCAAGGACGAGGCGACGACCGAGGCCATCATCAACGAACCAGAATGGGCGGTCGTCGAGCACGGCAGCCACATCCGCATCAGCTAGGGGAAGCCATGGATCTGTTTCAGCACAATGGGGCGGCGCGATCGACCGACCCCAAGACATCACAAGAAGCCGCGAAGATGAGCAGCAAGGAGCGCGTGACCGCGAAGATGCGACTTCTCAAGGCCTACGACGAGCATGGATCTCTGAGCGACGAGACCGCCGGGAACTATGCGAGCGTCAAGGGAGCGCACAAGCGCATCAGCGAACTCCTGAAGGAGGGATACCTCGAGCACGTCGGAGAGGAGCGTGGCGTGAACGGCACCGACGTGAGGCTCTGCGCCCTCACCCCGGACGGCGAGGAGCTTGCCGAGCAGCTCAACGTGGAACTGAGTCAGCGAGTGGCGAGCCAGGACAGCGAGATCGCCAAGATTCACGACCTGATCGAGGGGGTGGTCAACCACTTCGGCGAGGTCATGGACTCCCTGCATCGGGCTCCGAACCTTCCCGGCGGGACCTCGGTCACCTTGCAGGAGTGGATGGCCCGCGAGAAGCAGAACATCGAGCAAGCCATGCAGGCACTCGATCGGCTCGAGGGGGTGATACATGCACAGTGAGATCGGTGAGGGACGCCCCTGCTTTCAGAACCTGACCGAAAAGGTGGCAACATGACCCAGAAGAAGCTCCCGGCGGTCATGTTCTACACGGGCGACTGGCTCAAGGAGCCGACGCTCCGGGCGACCTCCCTCGCTGCTCGTGGCCTCTGGATCGACATGCTCTGCTTCATGCACGAGAGCCCTCGACGCGGCTACCTGATGCTCACCAAGGAGGTCCCCATGCAGGCCAGTCACCTGGCTCGAGCTGCGGGGACGGACCTCGACACCTGCGAGACACTCCTGGAAGAGCTAGAAGCGAACGGAGTCCTCAGCGTGGTGGAGATCGAGGCAGTCGGTGACGCCTACGCCAGCCGCAGGATGGTCCGGGACGAGACCACCCGGCAGAAGCTATCCGAAGCAGGGAAGCGTGGGGGCAGGCCCAAGGAAAGCCTCCGAAAAGCCACGGACAAGCCTACCCCCAAGGGTCCGAGGGGGTCTTCATCTTCATCTTCATCTTCAGTTTCAGATTCATCTTCGGAAGAAGAGGAGAGGAGTATCTCGGAGGAGACCGTGGAAGCGGTCTACACGAGGATCCCGTGGAGGGCGAGGAGGCAACCCGCGAAGACCAAGCTCATGATCCGCCAGCACCTCGTCGGTCTTCGCGGACAGCACTCCGGGGTCGACAAGGCTGCGGCTTGGCTTGGCGATAGGCTCGGAGACTACTACGCCAGCCCAGAAGGTCGGAGCGAATACTTCAGGAGCCCGACGACATGGCTGGACGCGGAGGCATACGACGAACCAGACGAGGCATGGGCCTCGAGATTCAAGGAGAGGACCGAACTGTGACGACATGGGAAAGCACCAAGACCAAGATCAACGGCCTGTGGCCGTCTGCATCATGGAACCCGGAGGAGCGTGACCTCTGGAAGAACAGCCTGTACGGCTTGGATCAGTGGGCATTGTGCCAAGCCCTCGAACAGGTCGCGAAGACCTACAGCAGGGAGAAGCCTGCGCTGAGATGGGTCCTCGACGCCTACAAGCAAGTCAAGCAGGACGCACAGCCCAAGCCGGACCCCAACGATCGGATCGAGACCATCGTCCGCGAGGAACAGGCTCGAGATCACTGGGCGACCGAGGCCCGGAGGAATATCCGCGCATTGACCTCGGAAGAACTGGAGGCGGCCAGAGTGAGGATCAAGCAGCGCGTGGGGTTCGACATCGACACCCAGACCCCGGTCGACGAATGGACCTACATCGCCCTCGGATTCATGCAGGCCGAACTGGAGGAAACTCATGCCTGAAACAACTGACCGGAATGAACTGATCCGCTCCCTGGCCGAGATCGCCGGGATGGAGATCATCGAAGTGGAGAACACGCTCGAGGAGTTGGAGCGCGGCGGATTGATCAACATGGACCGCACCGGGGAACGCACCCCGATCATCACTCTGAGCAAGGACGCCCGAGATCATGCAGAACAGCTTGTACACGCCCCTCTGGATTCAGACCCTAGCCAACCATCAAGCCGACCCCGATCACACCGTGGGGATGCTGAAGGCTGAGGTCTACGAGCAATGCGGCAAGATGATCAGGGACGGGGGCTTCGACTGGCATGAGTTCTGGACCAGACGCAGCAGCAAGCTCGCAATGGTCAAGGCCTGCGTCTGCGACCACGCCTACAACTGCCTCAACGACTACATGGACGAGCGGGAGATCGCCGAGTTGATCGGTCTCAAGCTGACCGGGTTCAAGATGGCCAGATACAGATGGAGGGACCAGCATGGGGCGAGCGTCACGAGATAAGGGGAAGCGCAACGAGCGGGCGGCCGCTGCCTTGTGGCAGAAGACCACCGGGCACCCAGCGCGTCGGTCGGTTCAATACTGCGGCAGCGATGGCACCGCCGACCTGATCGCCCAGCCCGGACTCCATCTCGAGGTCAAGGCCCGCAAGTCGATCGCGGCTATCCGGTTCCACGATCAGGCCGTGTCTGATGCGAAGGACGGGAGCGTGCCGATAGTGATGATGCGGGAGGACCGTGGTGAGTTCTTCCTTCTCGTCCGAGTCGATGACCTTCCGAAGATGATGGAGATCGTGGGCAGTGCAGAGACAGGGCCAGGCTGACGGCAGTCGACTGTGGTCAATGCTCGAGACGGTGATCCTGGTCGGGGCAGCTTCTGCTGTCTTCCTTGCCATCGGACGCCGGGATCAGGTGATCGAGACGAACGCCCTGCACATCGCAGAGCTGCGCTCGATCGTCACCGAGCTGGTCAGGTCGCAGGTGCTCTCCGAATCCATGAACAGCCAGCAGGTGACTCGGATGAACAGCCTCGAGATCAGGATCAACCGCTTAGAGTCTGGTGGGTGACGTGGAACAGTTGACCGAGATGATGATGGGCCTGGCCGCCCCGGCGGTCCTTGGGATCTTCGGCTTTCTCTGGAGAGTGAACAGCAAGCTGCACTCGATCGAGCAACGGCTAGAGGGCCACGAGCACCGCATCACCGGGAACAGCAAGAAGCTCGCCCAGCACTTCGACAAGGCCTTCACCATCAGGAAGACGATCGAATGAAGTACGCCAGCCTCTCCGCCTTCATGCTGACCGTGGCCTCGGTGACGGCTTGCTCGTTGCCGAAGGTGGACGTGCTGCCGGGAAAAGCATCGAGCATGATGATGTCGCCAGTCACGAACCAGGTGGAGACCTTGACGGTGTTGTCCGCCGTCGGCGGTTTCAGCTTGATCGGGGGGATCATCATGCTTGCAATAACGAGGGGTGCCCGGGGCTGGTTCCCGGTCATCGGGGGGATCGTGTTGGTCCTCCTGAACTACGCGGTGGCAAGCTACAGCCACCTCATCTTCTATCCGCTGGTCGTCTTCACAGGACTGATCAGCGGGGCATGGACCTACCGCATCGTGCGGCAGATCCTCAACGAAAGGCGGACACCATGTTCACGCTTGCATTCGCGTCCGGGTTCTTCAGCAGCTTCTTCGGGGTCGCTCTCCTGTGCTGCGCCTCCTTCCTCGCCGGAGTGATCTTCAAGGTGCCGTTCTTGAAGTTGGTCACCGGCGGGAAGTTCGAGGGCTGAGATGTCTGGCTTCAAGACCTCGCTGATGCTCTGCATGATATGCTCGGGCTCATTCATGGATTTCGAGGTAGCTACTGACGGACCTCGAACAATCTACGACAGCGTGATCTTCTTCGAGGCTGCTGCAATCAACCCGACAGCGTTCATCCACCTATCGACTGACCTCTCCAAGGAGGCGATGACATGGGCGAACGACGAAGAGCCAAGATTGCAGCGATAAGCTGCACCCACGCACCGTTCACGCCCTCCGACACTCGAGAGTGGTTGTTGAGGACGTTGAGCGACATCGACGGGCTGACCCATTTCGGTCACCTGGGCGACGTGTTCGAGGCTGGGGCCGCATCGGTCCACGCTGACGAACATGACCACGCGCTCGTCGATGAGTATGAGGCGGCGGCAGGACTCCTTGCCGAAATCCGGGGAGTCCTGCCGCCGGACTGCATCCGGTGGATCAACACCGGGAACCACGACGACAACCTCCAGGCGGCTGATCCCAGAAGGATCCCCAAGGCCCTCCGGGGCATGGTTCACTGGAACAACCACCCGGAGTTCGGGGAGGAGTTCCGTCGATGGTCATGGCTGCCCTATGCCAAGTCGAAGCGAGCCATCATGCGGATAGGTCAGGTCCACTTCTGGCACGGGTTCGATGCTGGCACGAACTCCGACGAACTCGAGGGCATCCAGATGATCGCCCACGAGGGCTGGATCCCGCACTCGCTGGCCGTCCGAGGCCACACCCACCGCCCGGTCCCTCCGACTCAGGCGAAGAGGACCGCCAAGATCCCCCTGCCCTACTGGTACGCGAACGTCGGCACCTGCGGACCGTTGGACCCCGAATGGGCAAAGCGGCAGGATACAAGTCAGTGGGGTAGCGCGATCATCGTCGTCGACGCCATCTGGGACAGGCCCAGCCGACTGCATGGTAGGTGCTGGGATGCGGAACTGATCAGGATGCAGCCATGAGAACAGCCGCCGACAAGTTCAAGGAAGACCTCGAGAAGCGTATACTCTGGTGGAGCACCGAGTTCGACTTGGACCACTTCACCGCGTCAGGCGTTCTGATGGACGTCCTGATCGATCTGCTCTTCTCGAAGGGAGAGGACGATGAAGAGGACGACGACGAAGACGAGGATGAATGATGGCACATAGAGCTCGACACGTCCGGAAGCCTTCATGGCGCGAGGACGGCGCGAGCTATCGCCACAAGCTCGACGACATGCCCACGCGGTCGATCGTCCAGATCCATCGAGGGGCCATGCGGATCGTCTCGGAACTTGCCGAGGAGGCTGAGATGGCGGACGATGTCCGCAACGACATCAGATACGCTACGACGCTCGCCCGTAACGTGATCGCGGAGTTGGAGCTACGAACCAGGCGCAAGGAGAAGACATGCAAGTCGAAGACAGGAAGGTCCAAGACCTCCACCAAGACCCGGAGAACTCCCGCAAGCACGACGAGCGGAACCTCCAAGCCATCCGGGAAAGCCTCGAAGCCTTCGGCCAGCAGAAGCCGATCGTCATCGACCAACAAGGCAAAGTCGTCGCCGGGAACGGGACGCTCGAAGCAGCGAGGCAACTCGGATGGGAAACGATCCAGGCGGTCGTGACCCAGCTCGACGGACCGACCCAGACCGCCTTCGCCATAGCCGACAACCGCACCGCAGAGCTGGCCGCATGGGATGACGATCAGCTCGCTCAGTCACTGGTCGCCCTCGAGAACGACGAAAGCATCGACGCAGCCATCACCGGGTTCGACTCCAAGGAGATCGACAAGATGGTGGAGGCCATGGCCGGAGGCAACGAGGTCATCGAGGACGAGATCCCGGAGAACGTCGAGCCAGTGACGAAGCCCGGGGACCTCTGGAAGCTGGGACGGCATCGACTGCTATGCGGAGACTCGACCAACCCCCAGCACTTCGATCGACTGATGGACAACCAGAAGGCCGACTTGGTCGTCACCGATCCGCCGTATGCGATCTTCGGAAGCTCGACCGGAGTGTCCTCAAGTGTCGCCGACGACAAGATGGTCAGGCCGTTCTTCGAGACAGTGCTCCGGACGGCCCACAACAATGTCCGAGAGTTCGCCCACCTCTACGTCTTCTGCGACTGGCGATCCTGGTCAGGTTGGATCGAGGCATCCAAGAGGGCGAGCCTCACCATCTCCAATATGCTGGTCTGGGACAAGGGCGACTTCGGTCTGGGGTCGAACTATCGCAACAACCACGAGCTTGTCGGATTCATGCAGAGACTCCCGGTCCACGATTCTCACATGAAGAAGAAGAAGACAGGGCAGAGATCAGTCCACGAGCCCAACATCATCAGGATGAACAGGACGGGACAGGGCGGGTTCGAGTCAGAGCAGGAGAAGGGTCAGAGATTCCACAACGCAGCCAAGCCGGTCGCGCTCTGCACCAAGTTCATCGAAAACAGCTCGGAGACTGGGGACTTGGTCTTGGATCTGTTCCTCGGATCCGGGACCACGATGATCGCAGCAGATCAGTCTGGTCGCCGCTGCTTCGGGATGGAGATGGAGCCCAGCTTCTGCGACGTGATCGTCACGCGGTGGGAGAACCTGACCGGCGAGAAGGCTGAGCGAATCAAGGAGTGAGCCGATATGATCAACATGAGCCAGGAAGCGAACAGCGAGAACCTGCCCGAGTGGGCTGGGGGTCAGGGGGCAGCTCCGACCAGGGCCGCCCTCGCCACGATCCGCCGAGCTGTCTCCAACGACTGGGACATCCCGGACGCATGGAAGGCCGCCCTTCCGGCGATGTGCGCCAAGATCGCGAGCGACGAGTCCAAGGGCGACCGCGAGCGGCTCCGAGCCATCGAGATCCTCCGGGCGATGCAGCGCGACAACCTCGACGCGGCTCAGGTGCTCGATCGGGTCGAGCGTCTCGACGAAGGACGCGCCACCGACCGGATCGAACTGGGGCCGATCGAGTGGAACCCGAACCGCTGAATCAGGCCGAGCTGTATGACTCGCTCCGGGACTGGGTCGCCCCCCGGCTGAGTTGGTTCCCTCGGTGGACGTTCGAGGATATCCTCCACGAGGCCTTCATCGTCGCCCTCGAGAAGCTGGACGGGTTCGATCCGCAGAAGGGGAACCGATGGACCTACCTCAACCCCAGACTCTTCGATCCGCTCTGGAGGAAATACATGCACCTCGAGGGCTATCGGATCGACCAGCATCAAGTCGCCGGGAAGTGGATGAAGAGGAGGGCGGTACAAGTCATCGCCGAATGGCGCGAGACGCACAAGGACCGCCCGTGATGCGTCCGCGCTTCTTGGGGGGGTGCTGAGGTGGCGCAGGCTCCGACGCTCCAGCTCCCGACCCCGTACCCCAAGCAGCACGCCGCGATCGCTGACTCGGCCCGGGTCGTCGTCATCGAGGCCAGCACCAAGTCGGGGAAGACCGCCGGGTGCCTCACCTGGCTGCTACAGCAGGCATGGAACACGGGCGGGCCGGGGATGGCGTTCTGGTGGGTGGCTCCCGTCTACTCGCAGGCTAAGGCGATCGGGTTCGCTCGGATGAAGTCCATGCTGACCCAAGCCGACCCCCAGAAGCGGATCTGGAGCAACCACGACTCCGACCTCTGGGTCGAGCTGTGGAACGGTGCCCGGATCTGGTTCAAGGGCGCGGATCACACCGACAGCCTCTACGGCGAGGACGTGTATGCGGCGGTGATCGACGAGGCGACTCGGTGCAAGGAAGACGCTTGGATCGCGGTGCGCTCGACCCTGACCGCAACCCGTGGGCCGGTCCGGGTGATCGGGAACGTCAAGGGGCGGAGGAACTGGGCCTTCAATCTGGCCCGCCTCGCTGAAGCTGGCACGCCTGACATGGCATATCACAAGCTGACCGCATACGACGCTGTCGATGCCGGAGTGCTTGCTGCTGACGAAGTCGAGGATGCTAAGCGCATCCTGCCGGAGCACATCTTCAAGGAGCTCTATCTGGCGGAGCCGACCGATGATGGAGCGAACCCCTTCGGCATCAAGGCGATCATGGACTGCATCGCACCGACCTCGAGCCGCCCGCCGATCGTCTTCGGCATTGACCTCGCGAAGTCGATCGACTACACGGCGGTGATCGGTTTGGACGATGAAGGTACAGTGGCGGTCTGTGATCGCTGGCACGGAACGGACTGGACTACAACGATCGAGCGGATCTGCAACATCGTCGGAGATGGCTGGGCAACGGTTGACTCGACCGGGCTGGGCGATCCCGTCGTCGAGCAATTGCAGAAGCGACTGCCACAGGTCGAGGGGTTCAAGTTCACCTCGACAAGCAAGCAACAACTGATGGAGGGCCTCGCCGCCAGCATCTCCGCGCAGGAGGTCCGATTCCCAGACAACTGGCTCCGGGCCGAGTTGGACATCTTCGAGTTCGAGCATTCACGCACGGGGGTCCGCTACAACGCTCCCCAAGGCAGTCACGACGACGGGGTCTGCGCCCTGGCTCTGGCAGTCCGGGCCAAGGACAAGATGGCCGGACGCTTCTCATATAGGATCATCTGATGCTTCAATGGATCAAGCGACTCTTCGACACGGACAAGTACAACGCCTCGAGCATTCGCATGGTGGACACCATGGGACGCGAGGGGTCAGCCCAGCCGCCATTCAACTATCGCGTGGCGGTTCGGTCGTTCAGATCCTGGGTCTACGCCGCAGCGTGGATCAACGGGTCCGCAGTCGCGGCGACACCGCTGCGCCTCTACGTCCGGAACGACTCGAGCCAGAAGTCACTGTGGCGGACCCGCAAGGTGAGCACCGCCCGGAAGCGGTACATGATGGGCGACGGTCAGGGTGATGTCCGGCCCTCCTCGAGCGTGATCAACAAGGTCATGGAGATGGGGGACGACATGGTGGAGGTCACTGAGACCCACCCAGTGATCGACGTGCTCCGTAAAGCCAACCACGTGTACAACGGCTTCGACCTGACCCTGCTCCGCACGCTTTATCAGGAGCTGACGGGCAACGCCTACCTCCACCCGATCATCGATCCCGTGCTCGGCGTTCCGACTCAACTCTGGCCCATGCCCAGCCAGTGGATGCAGGTCGTCCCATCCAAGGAGAACTTCATCGACGGATACATCTATGGTGCAGACGACACGCAGGCCATGAAGTTCGACCCGGACGAGGTCATCCACTTCAAGAGGCCGAACCCCGAAAACCTCTTCTACGGACTGGGCAAGGTCGAGGCAGCCTATGGCTCCGTCGCTGCGAACCAGGCGGTGCATGAGATGGACCTCTCGATCTTCGAGAACCACGCCCGGCCCGACTATGCTGTCGTCGTCAACGGTCCGCACCGACGCGCCGACCTCGATGTCTTCGAGCAGCACGTCAGCGAGCGGCTCCGGGGAACTCGCAAGGCGGGCCAGTTCCTGACGGTCAGCGGGGACGTGCAGTTCACACCGCTGAACTTCCCGCCCAAGGACCTCAGCGGTCGCGAGGAGATCGTCGAGGAGATCGCTGCGGTCTTCGGGGTGCCGGTCTCGATGATGAAGGCCAACGACCCGAACCTAGCCTCGGCCCGCGCTGGCTTCGCTCAGTGGCGCGAGAGCACCATCCTGCCGCTGCTCCGCATGGACGAGGATGTCCTGAACCAGGTGCTGCTGCCCATGTTCGGCATCGAGGAGGATGCCTGCCTCGCCTACGACAACCCGGTCCCAGCGGACAACGCCTTCCAGCTCCAAGAGCGGCAGGCAGCGGTCGCCGGTGGCTGGATGACCCTCAACGAAGCGCGGATGGCTCAAGGGCTCGAGGAGAACGATAACCCGCTGGCGGACGAGCTGCTCTTCAACGGTCAGCCCCTTGGCTCTGCCCCGGCGGTCCCCGGTCCGCCCCTTGGCTTCGCAGACATCGACACGCCGATCATGACGCAGGAGGAGGAGCCCGACGAGATCGAGGTCGTGCGCTCGATGAAGTCGGTGCTGGCCGACGTGGCTGACGGCAACCTGTCCGCCCATGCCGCGATCACTCTCTGCAAGAAGCTCGGCGTGCCGAGTTCCGACGCAGTCGAGGCCGTGCTCTCCCAGAGTCGGATCGCGATGGAGCGAGCCAGAACGAAGGAGGTCGGGGCCACGGATATCGACATATACCCCACGAAGGAGGAGGCCCTCGAGCGTGCGGAGGAGCTGGGCTGCTCCGGGTTTCACGAGCACGAACTCGAGGACGGGACGACCGTCTACATGCCCTGTGGTGAAATGGAGGACTACACCGAACTCACCGGGCTCGAGCACGCGAAGGCCATCGAGGACGTGGACCTCACCCCCACGAAGACCATGTCCGAGATGGCCGAGCGTGGCCTCCGACTCCGTGAAGAACATGGACGAGGCGGCACGGCTGTGGGAGTCGCTCGAGCCAGGGACATCAAGAACCGCGAGAACCTCAGCCCGGAGACCGTGCGGCGGATGCAGTCGTTCTTCGCTCGTCACCGGGTCGACCTCGAGGCCCCAGCGGCCAAGCCCGGGAACGAGGGATACCCCTCCGCTGGGGTCATCGCCTGGCTGCTGTGGGGTGGTGATCCGAGCGACCCCGAGGGTGCAGGGACCGCATGGGCCAAGATGAAGGACCGCCAGCTCGAGCAGGCTGCCGGAACGAAGGCCGCCGGGGACCGCATCAGTGCCACCCCCGCCAAGCCCAGCGAGCGGGTCACTGGATCAGACGAGAACAAGCCCGGGAGCGCATCGGGCACTCGTGGTGGGATCGAGATATCCGAAGCGCAGGAGAAGGCTCTGAAGGCGAAGGTCGAGGAGCACAACGAGAAGCACGGGGACAAGAAGGGCAAGAAGGTCGACCTCGGGATGCTCAAGGCCGTATACCGCAGGGGTGCGGGTGCGTTCTCGACCTCGCACCGTCCGGGCATGTCGAGGCAGCAGTGGAGCATGGCCCGGGTCAACTCGTTCCTGTATCTGGTGCGAACCGGTCGGCCCAAGGACGCGAAGTACACCACCGACAACGACCTCCTGCCGAAGGGCCACCCCAAGAAGAGCGACGCGAAGAAGCAGCTCGAGATCGACCGCGACCTCGAGGACATCAACGTCGGCCTCCCGGTTCGGGCACAGATCATCCGCCAGATCGACTTCGATGGCGACGGTGAGGTCACTCCGGACGACCTCAACCGCTTCCTCGAGGCTTGGCTCAACGGCGACGACGCTGCGGACATCAATGGCGACGGGGCCGTCGACACCGAGGACATCGATGCCTTCAACAACCTGCTCCAGTCCATCAGCGGCTTCGAGGCTCAGGAGCTGACCGAGACGGAGGCCGAGAAGTACGTCGAGACGCTGGCCGAGGCAGTCATGGACGAGGACAACGAGATGGCCACCATGGAGTCGTCCCTGCTTCTGGCCGGGGCTCTCAGCAGGTTCCACGGGGTCCAGCATGGCTTGCCGACACTGCTACGCTCGAAGATCAACGAACTGATCGGACGAGGCAAGGACGACGACCAGACGGGCAAGCCTCAAGCCGCGCCATCGGCTGACTCTGGTGGTGGCCTGGTCGGCGGAACCGGCACCACTCCGGGAGGCGGTGGCTGATGTCTTGCGACTGCTGCGGTGCATCCAAGCGGCTGATCCTCCAGAGTGCTCTGGATGTCACTGCGCCATATGTCCACACCAAGATGGTCCCGGCTGTCCCTGATGCTGTCACCACCTCAGCGACCGCCTACAACCGCTTCCAGTTGGAGCTTCGTCGATACATCAGCGGGATTCTTCGAGATACCGTCAGCAAGCTAGGCGGCACCGGATCCTATGCTGATGATCTGGCCAAGGTGCTGACCAACGAGCACCTCCGGGGCCAGCTCAACAACGAGATCGCAGCTCGTGCCAAGGCCATCCCGGTCTACATCGAGCAGTACCTTGCCCGGCAAGCCATCGCAGGCTACACGATGGGCCAGACGGTCCTCCCCTCAATGGTTGTCGGCGAGCTGGTGGCAGCGGAGCAAGTCCAGCAAGTGATGAAACAGCAGATGCTGAGACTGAGCAATCAGGGAGTCATCACCGCTCGGGGCACCATCAAGCAGCTCCTGGGCGATACGCTCGAGCAGGGTGCGACCCCGAGGGAGATCACCCAGCGCGTGCAGGACTGGGCCAAGAGACAAGGCGATCAGGACCGATCCGTCCGATGGAGGGCCGAACGGATCGCAAGGACCGAGGCTTCCCGTGCGTTGAATCAGGGGCAGGTCGTCGCGTGGGAGGATATGGGCGTGACCCGAATGAGCTGGCAGGTCTCACCGAATCCGTGCGAGTTCTGCGAGGCCATGAAGGGGACCGGATCGCAGGACATCAAGGCACCGTTCTTCACTGTAGGATCTACGCTCAAGGGATCCAAGGGCGGGACGTTGGCCATCGACTACGCCGACGTGCGGACTCCACCCCTGCATCCGAACTGTCGCTGCACTCTTCGTCCGATTATTTCCAACCGTTGAGCCGATAGGATTATCATGGAACGACGCACCAAGACACTCAGCGCATCGGTGAAGATGGACGCCGGGGGCATCGTCGCCAAGCTGACCACGAACAGCGTGGACCGGGACGGCGAGGTCCTGATCCCTCAAGGCATGGTCAGCAAGGACTTCGAGAAGAACCCCGTGCTGTTCTACAACCACGAGTACGACCAGCCCATCGGGAAGGTCACCAACCTGAAGCGGACCGAGGACTCGGTCATGGGCACGCTGACGTTCGCCCAGAGGCCCAAGGACTACGTCGGCGAGTTCTTCCCGAGCTTCGTCGAGGCACTTGTCCGACAGGGCATCGTCAAGGGCGTCAGCGTAGGCTTCGTCCCGGAACCGAGCGGGGCAAGATCAGCGACCAAGGCCGACCGCATGAAGTTCGGCGAGAGGATCAAGCGGGTCTTCAACCGCTGGAAGCTCCTCGAGGTCTCGATCGCTCCGCTCCCGGCGAACCAGGACGCCCTCGTCCAAGCCGTGGACAAGGGCCTCGTGACGCCCGTCCAGGTCAAGAGCTTCCTCGGCGTTGACATCGAGCCGACCACCGTGAGGCCGGTGGTCCGGGTGAAGCGCAGGCACAAGATCAAGCTGCAAGGCGAGACCCGCAGGGGTCTGATCGCCAAGGCAGTCGAGAAGGAACTAAGCAGACGCAGCGGGCGTCTGTACGAGTGAAATGATGACCGGCTCCCTGCCGAACCGATGGCCCAAGCCGAGCGGGTGGCAGGGCAGAGAGCCCATGCATCGCATCAAGAAGGAACTGCATCATGCAGAAGTCACTCACCGAAGTCGAAGCCGACCTTCAGGGTCTGCTTGACGAGGTCGGTGTCGACCACTTCCCCATGACGAAAGCGCTGTACCTCAAGGACGTGCAGATCGTCGATGCCGAAGGGAATCCGGTCGCTGCCGAAGACGTTGACCTCGAGATCGAACTCAAGGCCGAAGAAGACGAGGCCGAAGAGAAGATGGAGATGGAAGACGAAGACGAGAAAGTCTACGGAAAGCCCGGACCTCATGATGAGGACGAGCGAAAAGCCGTGGAAGAAGAAGAAGAAAAGGCTGACGAGGACGATGAGCGGGAAACCAAAGCTCTCGAAGACGAAGACAACGGTGAGATGAAGCCGCGTCAGCGTCTTCGCATCGGTGTCGGCGTCAAGCCGGGTTCTCGGGCTGGCCAGCCAACCAGTCTGCGCAACCCGAGAACAGGCGACCTGCTTGCTCAAGATGGCTCAAGACGTGGCACTGGTGGCAAGTCAATCGGCGAAGCAGCCATGGAAGTGGTCGCGAAGACCCTCAACAACAACAAGATCAACTCGAAGGGATTCGATATGCGAATCGACAACGAGCGCGAGGGCCTCAAGCGATGGGGCAGCCTCAAGCACATCAGCCGCGTGGCAAGCTGCGCGGATCAGGAACTCGAAGCCTACCGCATCGGACGATGGGCGGCGGCCTGCATGGGCCACAAGAAGTCACAGGACTACTGCGCGAACCACGGGATCGAGACCAAGGCCCACCTCGAGACCGTGAACAGCCAGGGCGGGTTCCTTGTTCCCGAGGAGTTCAGCAACACCCTGATCAGTCTCCGCGAGGAGTACGGTGTGTTCCGCAGGAACGCGAAGATCGAGCCGATGACCTCGGACACGAAGCGCATCCCCAAGCGGTCCGCAACCCTCACGGCCAGCTTCGTCGGTGAAGCAACCGCCGGGACCGAGAGCGACATGACCTTCCAGTCGGTGCAGCTCGTCGCGAAGAAGCTGATGGTTCTGACCTCGATCAGCAACGAGCTGAACGAGGACGCTCTGCTGAACCTCGGCGACAGCGTGGCGGGAGAGATCGCCTACGCGCAGGCCCTCAAGGAAGACGAATGCGGCTTCATGGGGACCGGCACCAGCGAGTTCGGTGGCATTGTCGGCATCATCAACGCGATGAACAACGTCAGCAGCAACGCAGGCGTGACCGTGCTGGACTCGGCTGATCGCCGTCCTTCCGACATCGCGATCGGCGATTTTCACAACATGATGGGAACGCTGCCGCCATACGCCGACACTCCCCGCGCGAAGTTCTACATGCACAAGAGCATCTGGAACGGCGTCTGCGAAAAGCTGATCTACGCGGTCGGCGGAGCTTCTGCGCGTGAGATCCAGCAGGGATCGCAGGGCACCACCTTCCTCGGCTACCCTGTCGAGTTCACGCAGGTCATGCCCGACATCACGACCGGCTCGACCGGTGCGGACGGCCAGGCATCGGACGAGACCTTCCGCTTCCCCATCATCTTCGGTGATCTCTCTCTCGGTTGCGCCTTCGGCGACCGTCGTGAGAACACCATCGCGTTCTCCGACTCGGCCCTCAACGCCTTTGAGCAGGACGAGATCGTCGTCCGAGGCACCGAGCGGTTCGACATCCAGTGCCACAGCCCCGGCACCAGCGCAGAAGCTGGCCCGGTCGTCGGCATGAAGCTCGACTGATCCTGACAGGAAGGAACCAGATCAATGAGACACCTCCAGAACTGCCGGGTCTTCAACCACTCGGCCCCCATCTCCCTGAACAACGCCACCAGCGCGGTCACGAACGTGATCGACACGGTGGGGATGAACGGCGGGGACCTTGCCATCATCGTGACCCTGGGAGCGACTGCTGGCAACTTCACCGCGTTGAAGGTGCAGGAGTCGGATGACAACTCCAGCTACAGCGATGTGACTGGCTGCGTGGTCGCCACCAGCCTCGACATCGACGGCGGAGCCACCGACCTCCCGGACGGCACCGGCGACGACGCTGGCACCTACCTCTTCCACGTCCCGCTGACTGCGAGCCGGAAGCGGTACTTCAAGGTCGTCGCGACCGAGGACAACACCGGTGCCACGCTGTTCAGCGCGGTCGCCATCGTGTCCCCGAACGAGAGCGGCGCGGCATTCAGCAACGCGGGCCAGCTTGACGCCTCCCCGGCGGACAACGCTGTCCTCCGTGCCACCTGATGCATTGACCCTTTCCCCTCTGCCCGGGCGCGGTTGCTCGCCGCTGCCGCGCCCGGGTGGTTCTTGCAACGGCGAAGAGGACCGACATGGCACTCGCAGACAACGCACTCACGACCGTCGCAGATGTCAAGACCTACATGGGGGTCACGGGTTCAACCGACGACACTCTGATCGAGACGTTGATCAACAACGTGAGCGACCAGATCGAGCGGTACTGTGACCGGAAACTGAAGGAGTCGAGCTTCGAGGAGTTCATCGATGGACGTGCTACGCGGACTCTGGCTGTTGCGAACCCTCCTCTCGTGTCCGTTGACCTCGTTGCGTTCGGTGCTCGTGACGCGATCACCGTCGGGTCTACAGATAGCTCTGACCTTCAAGCATCCGTATCAGTCTCCTCGTCCTCGGTACGACTCGTTCGAGTCGCGTCGAACGGCCATGAGACGGCGACGACTCACACCTTCGCATCGAACAAGACGACCGCCCTCCTGGCCGCAGCGATAGACGGCACCACTGGATTCAGTGGCACCTCCGTCTTCAACGCACCCTCGAACATCATGCACCGCATGGGTGGCCGCGACGTGCTGGTCAACACCGCGAACCTGTCGGTGCCGGACGACGCAGAGAGCGAGTACCGCATCGACTACGAGCGCGGGTTTATCCATCTGCGGGCCGATGCCTTCCCTCGATCCCACGAGGTCCCGAACCTCAACCGATTCCCGGATCAGTTCCAGAGCGTCCTGGTGCGATACAAGGGCGGATACTCCGAAGTCCCCCCCGCACTTGTGCAGGCAGCCTTCGAGCTGGTCAGCGACGCCTTCCGAGGCCGTGATCGCGACCGCTACGTCCAGCAGGAGTCGGTCGGGGACTACAGCTACACCGTGCGCCCCGTCGCCGAGTGGACCGCTGCCGTGCTCCAGCTCCTCGCTCCGTTCCGGAGGATTCGATGAGCATCGTCGGGCGCATCAACATCCACGGCAAGCGGATCAGCGTCCAGCGACCCGTGTACAGACGGGACGCGGTCGGCAGTCGGAAGCGCACCTTCGTCTTCCATGGGAACGTCACCGGATACGTCGCGAGCCGATCGGAGTCCGAGAGCTTCGAGGGCGACCGACAGCAGGCAGTCGAGAACGTCACCGTGTACCTCAAGGGCGGCGCGGACATCAAGGTCACCGACCGGATGGAGATCGAGGGTCGGACGTACGAGGTCAACGGGGTCCGAACGCCCGGGCATCGGCAGACAGGCGATCGGAACTTCTACCATATCGTCGACGCATCGAGCAACGAGGGAGTCTGATGGCCAAGAAGTTCGAGATCATTGTCGATGCCAACTTCGACGCCAAGGGCATACAGGACGACGTGATGAAGGGCGTCGACAGGGGTCTCACCACGCTCGCGCTCAGTCTCCAGAGGCGCATCAGGAAGAAGTTGAGCAAGCAGGGGTCGGGCCGTATCTACAAGTACGGCAAGGGAAACAAGCGAAGACATCAGGCATCAGCACCAGGCGAGCCGCCAGCATCGAGAACTGGCAACCTCATGAACTCATGGCAGGCGGCCAAGAAGATCGCACCCGCGACGACCGGCAAGGACCGCGTCCTCCGCATGTTCCCGGCCAACGTCGGGACGGCTGTGAAGTATGCGTGGTTCCTCGAGATCGGGACGGTGAAGATGGCGGCGCGTCCGTTCATCGATCCATCACTCGCCCACCTCAGGGGTTCCCGAGCCACTAGGATATTCGAGAGCAAGCTCCGCAGCGGCATCAACGTCGCCAACTCAAGGGTCCCCGACTGATGGCACTCGCACTAGACGCGGCAGTATTCGACGTTCTCACTGCGGACAAGTCCGCCGGGTCGCTGCACAACAAGGTGGGCGGACGCATATACCCCTCCCATGGCGACCCCGGTGACGACTTCCCGGTCATCGTCTTCGAGCAGACCGGATCCGAAGTGCAGCACCTATTCGGCGGGGCGTTGATGTATTCGGACACCTATCAGGTGCGCGTGGTCAATCGACACGAGGAGGGCGTGGCAGCGATCGCGGAACTGGCGGACCTTGTGGTCGGCCTGTTCAACGGGACCACGGCCTTGACCCCTCCGACCAACTTCGACCGAGCCGAGTTCACAGTGCTGAACTCGACCGACGTAGATCGAGCCGATGAAATACTCCAAGCGACGGTCAACGTGACCGTGCAAGCAACTCAGACGACAGGACTCTAACCATGGCCGAGACCTTCATCAGTGGCAACTCCGGCGCGTGCCTTCTCGGTGCTGCCAACGAGCACAACCCTCACTTCAACACCTGGAGCGCGACGTTCACCCGTGAGATGCACGACGTGACCGCATTCGGGGACACGGGACGACGCAGGATCCCCGGCATCGCCGACATCTCCGGATCGGCTGGCGGGTTCATGACCTTCGACGATTCCAACACCGGCCCGGGCGTGTTTCAGGATGCCCACGGCAGCACGGCAGAGTCGCACGCCATTCTCCTGACCGTCCAGACCGGATGCACCTACACCTTCAACGGTCAGATCACCGACGTGGCCATCACGTCAACGATGGCCGGTGATGCTACCATCACCATGAACTTCGCACTGTCCTCTGGGCAGCAGTTCCAAGGAACCAGCGGGACCACGGTGATCGAGACATGGGACGAGACCGCCTAAGCAAGAAACCCGGCCAGGTGCTCTGGCACCCGATGGGCCAGCGCGTCTTCACGATGGACGACTGGATCGTCCGCGTCGAACCTCACGAGGGCAAGGTCCGACTGGTTGGAGTCCCACCGGACATCCCGGAGGAAGCGGCGATGGAGAGGGGTGTCCAGCACACCCTTCTCCGTCCGTCACAGATCAAGACGGTCAGCATTGACCGGAGGCGCAACTACCTCAACGGAAGGACGGCGACATGAGCCACATCATGGTCGAGCGTGAAGGCAAGGCGATCAGAGTCCCGGAGGCCACGGTTGCCAACCTCATCGGGCTCATGGAGCACAAGTATCAGCTCGAGCGGGTCGCGATTCTGGCGGACATGGAGGAGGTCGGTGCAACGACCGAGGCGAAGTACGCCGCGATCCATGAGCTGCGGCAGTCCAAGGGTCTGACCACTGCACTGCTGCGGTGGTGCTTCAGCCTCGAGGGTGCGGTCGAGGTCATCAAGTACCTCACCGACAGCAGTCACCACGATCGACTTCTGGATGCTCCTGTCGACGAGCTGGTCTATCTGGCACTCCGTCTGATCGGCTATGAGCCGCCCGATGATGAGGCTGATGACGCTGACGAGGACGACACCGATCGCCCTACGAACGGCCGCGTGACTTCTTCCGGGAAGTCGTGACGGTCGTGAGGCTCCTGCCCGGAATCGGCGACCCCTTCGCCATGACCGTCCGCCAGTTCAATGGGGTTTGCAACGCCCTGATCGAGTCGGATGCCGATAACGCTACAGGCGGAGACCATCGTGCGAAGGTCGAGGCCGAGATGAGGAGGCTGGCAGATGGCCGCAGGCAAGCTTGAAGTCGAGATCGTCGCAAGGCTCGAGAAGCTCGAGAAGGGTTTGAAGTCCGCCGAGGAGCGGGTGAAGCGGACCGGGAAGACGATGGACAAGGCGCTCGACACGCCGACCGGGAAGCTGGCGGTGAACATGGGAAAGGTGTTCGCGGTCATGGGTGCCGTCGAGGGTGCTGTCAAGGGACTCGGCGGGGCAGCCCATGCTGTCGCTGGTGTCTTCAAGGGTCTGACCGGGGACGCTGAAGGCTTCAGGGAGTCGATGGCCTCGGCTGGTGAGCTGCTCAAGACCCTGCCGTTCGGAGTCGGTGCTCTGGTCGCCGGGTTCGAGCAGGTTGCCGCCTCACTCATGGGCATAAATGAGTTGCAGGAAGAGCTGCTGGTGAAGCAGCAGCAACTCACGCAGTCACAACGAGCCAGAGCACGCGAAAACGAGATCGTGGCCCAGACCAAGCTCCTCGAGATGCAGTACGATCTGATCATCGAGTCGGACAAGGAGCACGCCAGCCATCTACAGCACCAGATCGAACTCGAGCAGAACGTCATCAGCATGAACCAGAAGATGGCGCAGCTTCGCGAAGCCGCGCAGGCGGCTCGAGAGGCAGGTGACGAGCAGACCAGACTCAACCTGAAGCACGCAGCCGACGCGCTCCGGGACCAGATGGTCGTCCAGGAGATGATCATCAACGCCAAGAACGAACAGCGGAAGCAGGAGATCATGCTGGCCGAGCAGGCTGAGAAGCAAGCGGCACTCGACAAGGAGCGCGAAGAGCGGGAGAAGAAGATCGCCGAGCAGAAGAAGCAGGCAGCGCAGGATGAGAAGAAGGCACTCGAGGAGCAGATCAAGCTCGAAGAGCAGCGCATGGGAGCCATCAGTTCGCGCTTGGGCATGGTCAGCACCGAAGCCCAGACGAAGACCGGATTCACGAATCAGGGCCAGACCGCCTTCGGCACGTTCACCTTCGGCGAGCAGAACGTCGACGAGAAGATCCGGGCCCTTCAAGAAGAAGCCACCAAGACCCAGAAGAGCATCGACAAGAAGACCAGCGCGATCGAGCAGCTCCTCCAGACCCTCACCCAGAAGATCGGATTCGCATGAGCCAGTACGTCATCGAGACCAACGACGGGAGACAGGTGCAGGTCGCTGATGGCAAGGCGATCATCCGGCGATCGTTCAAGGCGTGGGGGTTCCCTGCGGAGCAGAACGTCATCCGGGGCATGAACGCCAGCTACCCCGACAGTCCAGGCTCGAGCACTACGACGTTCCTCCCGCGCATCGGTTCACGGCATGAGTTCTACACGTTCCTCGTGGTCCATTCGTACAACCTGACCAAGGCACCAGGAACCACGGATGCGTGGTCGATCGAGTACGAGTATCGCAACGTCGAATTCCAGACGCGGAACCCGCCAACCCCGTCCGGTTTGACTTCTGGACCGGATTCGATCAACTACGAGGAACTCACTGGCAAGGTCACGGGGTCGTTCATTCTGGCCTATCGTGCGAACCCGCAACCGCCGACGCTCAACTTCTTCGGCGAGCAGGTGGGCGACATCGGCGGCGAGCCTATTGACGCAGGCGGCCAGCCGACGAGTCAGATGCGATACCAGTACGAGATCACGAAGTCAGTCGTCTCCGCGCAGCAGTTCGACGACCAGCTTGGAAGCTATGCGGCGTTCGTCGGCAAGCGCGGCGGCGGGTTCGGTTGTGCTGACGGGACGCTTCTGTATCGCGGCGCAAGCATTCAACGCATCGAGGCCAACAAGTTCCGCGTGCAGCATACGTATCTATTCGACCCCAGCTATCATGCCCTCCAAGTCCCACGGTATGACAAGGACGGCACCTTCGACCTCGATGAGGACGGCCATGTCGACATCGTGTACTGGAAGCAGCCGTTCCCTGACGCAGACGGATCACTCCCCGGCATCTAACCCCCCAAGAGGACAACCATGGCAGACGAACTGAACGTATCGGCCTCGGTCATTTACGAGAAGAACAACCACCAGCTCCAGTTCACCCCGGACCAGCAGACGATCACCGTGACAGGGGAGCAGACCTCGAGCGGTGTCATACAGGTCGCAGACTCATCGCACGAAGCCATCAGCCTCGGCGAGGTGAGTGCGTCAGCTCAGGGCTGGGCGTGGTTCCGGAATGTCGGAACCGACACGACTACAGCCGTGCGGATCGGACTGGATGTCTCGAGCAACTTCTTCCCCGTGTTCGAGTTGAAGGGTGGCGAGTTCGCCATCATGAGACTCGCGAACCAGCAGCTCTTCGCCAAGAGCACGAGCGGCAACCTGTTCCTCCAGTTCAACATCATCGAGGAGTGATGCATGCCTGAGTTCCCGGAGTTCACCCAGGGCCAATATGGCAAGCTCACCACCGAGGTCCTCAACGACCTGATCGGACAGGTGCAGCAGAACACCGAGTTCATCACGAACTTTGGCTTCGGCACGAGCACGCAGCCACGGGGTGGTGCTGGCAACTTCCCGATCATCGCCAAGCTGGGCGATCGTATCCTCCCCGGAACCAGAGCCGAGGAGGAAGAGGGCGAACCGCCTGAAGGCTCGCAGAGTCGATACCGTGAGCGACGTGGAGACGAAGGCGGTGGTGGCGAGGGTGGAGACGAGACGCCGACCCGCATCGGATACAAGTGGACCGAGGTCTTCCTCGATGAGACGAGCACCGAGGGATCTCCTTGGGTCTCGGCTGGTCGGCGTAGTTGGAGCGCGGAGCGCAACAACCCAGCATTCCCGACCAACGGCTTCAGCCTGGAGCGACCGACCGACGAGCAGGGTGAGGAAACCGACACCACCGACGCCAACAACTTCAAGGGCATGGTGGTCCTGCTCTTCCCCTCGGCGAACAATCAGGGCAAGTCGATCCTCGTCTTCCAGTCACCGAAGAACCCGGACTCCTTCCTCGCAGCGATTCAAGGAGAAGGCAACGACCCACCATGCACCCCTGCTGATGGCAGTCCGTACATGGTGAGGAGAGTGATCGACGACGATGAGGTCGGTGAGCCGTTCGAGGCGTTGAACGGATGCGAGCCTCGAGGCATGGGTGGACAGATCAACGGAACCGACTGCGAGATCGAGATGCCGATCACCCGAGTCCCGGCAGGAACTAGGGTCGTGGTCGTCAACACCGGGAGCGGTTACTATTTCAACGCAACGAACGAGCGATGCGTCACCTGCTGCGAGGAGGACGAGTCCCTCACTGTCAAGGAGAGCACAATGCCAGACAGCACCACCGGCAGCATGTCGGTCCGAGAGCACGACCCCGGCTTCATGAGCATGTTCGCGGAGATGATGCGATGAGCGTACCGCGCAGGCTTTTCTCCAAAGAAGTGACCACTGCAAGCACCGACCTGACGGTTGCGACCCTGCTCTACACTGCACCGTTCGGGGGTCCGACAATGGTCACAGCATTGTGGGTGGCAGCTAGTCAAGGCGGCACGTCAAACCAGTACAGGATCCATCACCTGCTTCCAGTCGGCGAGGAGACCGTCGCATCATCCAACGTGATCGTCCACAGCATCGTGAGCTTCAGGGACAAGATGGACGAGAGCGTGCAGAGGGTGAAGTTGATAATGCAGCCCGGGGAACGATTGATGGGACAGCTACATTCTGGAACTGCTGTGAGCATCCACGCCTACGGTCTGGAGCCGCGTAGTGCCTAGCGTGCTTGGGGCTTCCTGTTGTTGCGGCAAGGACGGGTCACCACCGTCCGGATGCAACTGCGACGAGACCAGCCTCATGATCGAGTACGACGGGATCTCTCTTTCGAACTCATTGCAATGCACGCGAATCTGTCCGCCTGGTGGCGGAGCCACCACGCTGAACTGCCGGACCACGGCAGAGCGCCACAACGCGCTCTTCCTGCCGAGTAGTGCAGTCGAAGTCGTGCGGCACGACGAGATCACAGCACGCGGATGGTATTCAGATTCATGGCTCAAGGGTGGGAATATGATGATGCGCGGGGTGTACTGGCCGAAGTGCCGAACCACGCCGTGCATGGACCCATCGACGAACGAGTGGATGGCGGACGCGCCATACGCGGGAGCATCAAGATCGACAACGCAGTCGTGCAGGTTCTCGGTCTTCGACTCTGGCAAGTCCGCGCAGTATGGCTCCTTCGGCAGACTGACGCAGAGCGTGCTCAACCCGGGATGTCTGAGCGGCATTACGTCGGATGGTTGCTGGGATTGTCACTCCGAGGGCGACCTCATCGCAACGCCGAACAGCAAGAAGTTCATCTCCCCCCTCGACTACTCGATCAGGACGGCGAGCTTGGATTGCATCGACCTCGGCGATGGAAAGACAGCATGGCAGGGCGTGATCGGTTTCCATGCCCCGGGCGTTCATGGTAAGCGGCTCTATCATGATGTCGGCTCGCTTGCCTGCTGCGACTTCAATCAGTGCGAGTGCAACAGCAACGGGTCCCTCGGTTGTGGCAGAACCGGGTCGGAGTACTGGTGCTTCGATCGTGAAGGTGGCGGGGTGTTCAATCCGTGCGACGCACTCCAAGCGCACGACGAGCGATGCATCTGCAACTGCTCCCCGTGGTTCATCGAGGGCAGCGTCTGCTTCGAGCCCATATGCTCAAGGAACTGCACGCAGGACGCCAACTGCTTTTGCGAGCAGGACAACCCCGGCGTGTATGACGGATGCGCTTGGGGACTGGGCAACGGATACGACGCAGGAGCTGGCGCGTGCTGCGAATCGTACCGCGACCACTTTGGCAAGCCCTACCTAAACTGCTTCTGCCCGCAGCATGACAGCAGCTACTGGTGCCATGGTCCGAACATCGGCAACTTCAACAACTGCACCCAAGCCTCGCAGCTTCCGAGCTGTCACCCTGAATGCGGCAACGACCCGGACTACGCCGGAGACTGCTGGGAGGAGAAGTGCATCGCTCGATGGGATAGCTGCGGCAACCCGCGAGTGGGCTGGGGTCGCATCGTCGACACGAAGTCGATCACGATCAACGCCCCGGGACTGATCGACAGGGATGACATTCCATGGTGCTATGGATGCACCGCCGAGGAGTACTTCGACCTCTTCACGTCGGGAGACTACTATGCCAAGGGACCGGGCGACAAGAGCGTCGACATCAGGGTGAGATCATGAGCGAGTGCATCTACGCGGCCCAGAACGCCAACGGAACCCAGACGTGCAGTCTGAAGCTCTGCGACAAGGACGACCTCGAGCAGTGCTGCGAGACCTGCACCGAGTACGCCGGTCCCGATCGAGGTCTTGGCGACAAGATCAAGAAGGTCACCAGCAGCCTCGGCTTCAAGCCGTGCGGATCTTGTCAACGCCGCAGGGAGGCGATGAACCGATGGAGTAGGAAGCGGCGCATGAAACGAGAGGACGGCATGAGGTGACTGTAGACTTCACGACAAGCGGGCAGGGCATCTTCGCACGACTTGGCAAGCTCTTCGGGGCACTCAGTCGCATGGAGACGTTCCAAGACGACATCGTCGACGCATCTGGGACATCGGTGCAGGAGGCTCTCCAGGAGTACATCAACGCGCTCGGAGCGACCCAGAACACCGACATCCAGTTCACCAAGGAGCTGACCCAGGACATCGACGCCCTGAAGAACTCGATCGGCTCGGACTTCTTCATGAGGGTTCAGTCGGTCGCACGTCGCACCCTGATCGAGATGATGGAGGCGGACCTCAAGGCGCAGACGCCGCCCAGCAACCTGCCCCGGAAGACGTTCAAGGACGCCCTGTTCGAGCTACGGGATCAGATGATCGCCAACTCCAAGAGCCTCGACGGTTCAGTCATCACGATCGGAAGCACCTCAGCGGGTGGGAGCAACGTGGGCAACGGCACCGTGATCGTGAGCGCAGAGGCTGACAACACCAAGACCGCGACGCATGGCAGCAACATCGGAACATGCCGGACCGAGACCCTGCGTTTCCGATGCATCGCAGACGCGAGAACGAAGAAGCTGCCGGTGGGTGCTGAGATGTTCGAGGTCCGGGGGGCTGCGGTGTACCCATCCATGGATCACCGCTGGCCTGGCGGCAGCGGATACGTCGGAAACTTCTCAGCGACCTCGACGGTCTTAGGCGATGGCCGCAGGACCGGGCGCAACATGCTCCGCAACTCGTCCTTCGAGTCGTTCCAGTCCAACCTCCCCCTGAACTGGATCGCCCGGACCGGAAGTGCAGGCGCGACGATTCTCAAGGAGTCGAGCACGGTCGCTATCGGTAGCAACGCGCTCAAGTTGGCGAGCGACGGCTCCACCCAGATATGCGTGCAGCAGGAGTTCGGCAGCATCGGATCAGGTGCCACGCAAGGCGTCAGGCCCGACGCGCTCTACGGTGTCGGCATCTTGGCACGCAAGTCTGGGACCGCTTCGTCGGCGGGAGTGCTGAAGGTGGGACTGGCCAACGCCAGCAAGAGCTACGACAACAGCTTCACCATCAACCACGGCTCCCTGTCCGACAGCGCATACGGTGTCCACACCGGCAGCTTCCGGGCAGCCACTGACCTCGCCGACCCCATCTACTTCACGATCGAGCAGTCCACCGCGTTCACGAACGGCACCAACGTCCTGATCGACGGGGTGGTCTTCGCCGAGATGATCAGCACCGCTCCGGGCGGGGTCAAGTTCTTGATCATTCCCGGGCCGACCGCCTTCAACATCGAGGACAGCTTCACGGTCGACGTGACGAACGGCGACCAGGGCAGTATGCTCCGCTTCATGGACCGAGTCTTCGACCTGTACCAGAACGGCATCCTGCCACCCGTCAACCTCGCAGGCAGCGAGAACATCGCGGACAGCCTCATCGCATGATCGTCAATCGGCTCACGCCAGACCAGTATCGACTCCTCGACCTCCTCGAGGATCCCAAGCTGAAGCCAGCAACCAACGAGGACGGCGATCCGGTGGATGAGGTCGATCCCCGGATCCGCGTGATCGAGGCGCAGCTTGCTCACCTGGTCGAGGACTTCGACGCCGATGCGGCGATCGTTCTCGCCCAGCTTGCCGATGAGCTGGTCGCCCGGAACACGGCGCGGCTGAACTATGTTCGTCAGGTGAGTCAGCACGCCCGAGCCGGACACGAGGCGAGCGAGGTCATCGTCGGCCTGATCGAGCGGCTCATGATCCAGCACGGCATCGACCGAGCGACCAACCCACAGATGCGCCTCGAGATCATCG